ACACTATCAGGTGGAGCAAGCGACAACATAACTCTGTGTGCTTACAAGAACAGCGACGGCACACGGATGGTAATTGAGCCTACCGAAGCCTCACTTATCGCAGACATTTCTGGTGGTAAGTTCTCGGCTATTTTTCTTGTTGATGCTGTGTGGGTGGCGGAGGACGATAGTTTATTTTTCTTTATCAAAACACAGAACCATACCTTTACTCTAAATGAAATAGAAATAACTTGGAGGCAGTCGTAATGCCGAGAATAAATTACTCAAAAGTGTTCCAAGCACCAAATTTAAAACAGGAAGATCTTACCTCGCAGGTAAATGGAAGCGAAACTATTTTCACTACTGCGGGGTCTTTCCTTCCAGAGCAAGTATTTATTTATGTGAATGGAGTGTTGCAACGACTGGGTGTGGAAGCATCCGTGAGTAGTAGCAATTCATTTACTTTGGTAGATGCACCACAGACAGGCTCCGTGCTCTATGTGGTTTATCAACCTTCTTAACAACCATAAATGGAGGATATTATTATGGCTATTAAAATTAGATCAAGTCAGTTGGAACTCGCCGATACTTTTGACTTTGCTTCTTCGGGAGAGATCTTGGTGGCAACACCAACACAGGCAAACGAGGCTGCCAATAAGTCTTATGTTGATGCACAATTACCTGATGCCTTTTCGGGCGGTAATGGTATCGCTATTGATGATAGTGGAGATCCGGATGTAATTTCCGTTGACTTTGCTACTGATGGAGCACTTGCTTTCATCGGCACCGATAGTGATAAACTTGCCGTAAAGATCAAGACTGAAAGTGGTGGGTCTCTCACCAGAGATGCTGACGGTCTTTACATCGCTGATAATGCTATTGGTAATGCGAAGTTGGCTGGGTCAATTGCTAATGCTAAATTAGCAAACAGCACTATCTCTGGTGTTGCTCTTGGTTCTAACCTCGCAGCACTAACAGCAGGGAACGGTGTGTCTATGACCTCGTTTAACGGATCTGCTGCTGTCGGCGACCTTACTATTGACCTTGACGGTTCTACTCTCGCAGTAGGAGCGAGCGGTTTAAAGATCGCAGACGACGGTGTTGGGGCGACCCAGATCGCTGACGGTGCTATTGATGCCAGTGCTAAATTGGCTGATGCAGTTGTCTCTGGTCCTAAACTTGCGGTTCAGCCGGCAAGACAAAACTTTACTGCGAACGGTACTGCTACTGTTTTTACTATGACTGGTAAGAATATGTATACCGGTGGTGAAGAAGGATTGCTTGTGTTTAGAAACGGTTTGCTTATGGAGATCGTAGCGAGTTCACCTTCGGGTCAAGATCAATACACCGCTGCTAATAACGGTAGTGATATTGATGTCACCTTTGGTGCGGCACCTACTTCTAACGACAAAATTTTGATCGTTGGAGTTCTGCTGGTTTAATTTTCCTCTCCGTTGGAGGACAGTTTTTAATGTAGGTTTCTGTAAAAAACCTCTTTCTTTTTACATAACTTACGGAGAAGGAGACTATGAATTATGAAGAATTACTCGCCCTCATTATGGGTCCGTTCGGTGCACTTGTTGTATTATCCGCTGTTCTTATCGGCATTTACAATTTGGTGGTTAAACACTTACTACCTCTTGTTAGAGGTGGGCTTGATAAGCACCTGTCTCAAATAGACACTATGTTAGAACAACATAAACAAGACAGAGAACTTTACCGTGAAAGCATAATGCTAATTACACAGCGGCTTGACAAGGTGGAGGACGATGTCTCTTACATCAAGGGGAAATTAGATGGCCAAGAAAAAGAAGAGTAGTGGTGCTCTAAATAAACCACGAAGAATAAAGAAAGGTGAGGCTGGCTACGGTAAAAAGAAATTTACTGTGAAGGTCAAAAGCAAAAAGGGAAACACCAAGACTGTAAAGTTCGGTGATCCCAAGAGCGAAATAAAGCGAGACGATCCCAAAAGAAGAAAGGCTTTCAGGGACAGGCACGGCTGTGATAAGGCTGGGGCGAAAGACAAGACGAAAGCGAAGTACTGGTCGTGCAAGTTTTGGCAGAAGGGAAAGAAAAATAAAGTTTCTCGTCTAACAAAACGGAAGAAGTAGAGGGCCTTATGTCTATGTCAAACGATCCCTTTACCTCAAACAAGGTTGGGTAATCCTTCACAGGTTTTATGGACTGGGACTTTGTTTGTTTGTGCTTGTACTTTCTCGCACCTTTCTTTGATCTCTTCATAGCAATTTCTCCTAACATAATGGAACATTTGTTTTACATCTGCGACGAACCGGAAACCAAAGTCAAGGTCAGTCGTTCTAAATAAAAGACCTTCGGCTGTTCCAAACCGGTTGGTCTTACAAGAGTGTCGCCGCTTCTTTACACGGTCAACGAACTCTGCTCCATCGTACCAATAGAGTTTCTTTCCTACCAGATCCACATAGACTATGTGTCTTGGTTTATCTACGAGGTAATGAGAGTACCCATTAGATCCAAGGGACCTGAACTCTGCATAGAAGGTGTCCCAATAGGGTTGCTTGTTGGCTGCCTTCACCTCGCATTTGGCCGAGGTCAAAACATTATCCTCTTCACAAATTACTTGATCCAAATGTAGATCACCTGTGTCTGTTTCAGGATCAGTCCAATAGATATCAAGACACTCTACCACACCGAGTTGATCTGCAACCCAATCCAAGTTTGTTTCCAAGAACAACTTGGTTATGAACTCTGCTTCTATTCCCTCCAATAGATCTTTACTAAATTCGTTTGTAGACATTTCATCGTTCCTCCTATTGGTCTAACTGGGCTTCTACCCACCAAGCAACTTTCTCTTTGGTCTTGCTTACAAGGTTGTAAAAGGTTTGTTTAGACACAGTCCTACCGCTGGGTAATGAAATTGACTTACGGTCATTTGTTTTCTTCCCACCCCAGTAGACTGACTTGGTTTTATTATCCATCATAACATAATCCATAATGAAGTGTTCGTCCTCTGTGGCTTTCTCTTTGAGAAACTTTACTACCATTTCCATCCTGTCTGTAAGCATCATAACCTCCTTTTCTTCTTGGTGTGCTTTATGTGAAGCAACTGAAATTGCTTCTAAATGTTTCTTACTCTGTGTGTCAAGAGACTGAAAAGTCTTTTGTCTTCTTCTAATGTTTCTATTACAGTAGTTCTTAAACCAGAAGTCAAATTCAGTAAACATCAATTTCTTAAACTGATCCATAGGTTTGCTACTGTGTCTCAAAATTCTTTCACTACTATCACAGAAGAACTGACTGGATAATTCATAGAAACCATCAAAGTGTTTATTAGCAATTTGCTCTACCATAAATGCTTTACTATGCTTACCAAATAGTTTCTGTGTGTTGTAGAAATAGAAACTGAAACCAAGATCTTTATGACCCTGTAATAATAAATTGTAATGATCTTTATTTAACATTTTATTTTCTCCTTTATGTTATTTATTACTGAAAGAGAATTACTCTCTCATAATAAATAGTTAGTTGTTATTCTTTTTACTTGTTTATTTATTATTTATTTTATTATTATCTTTATTACTTACAGTATAATTAAAACACAAAAACAAAATAGTCATAAATAAAAATAAAATAAATTATTTTTATGACTTTTCTTTCTTTCTGTTTTTATATAAGTAAGAACAAATTATTATTATCTTATTATTATTTTTATTTGACATTGTTATTATCTCCAAAATGTTATGTTTTGTTATGTACCTGAAAGGGTAAACTATTTAAATTGATAGGTTCGTAGACATTACCTATCAACTCCTTAAAATTATCGTTATTCTTTTTTATCCTTTCAGGTACATAACTCTTTTTATTTCCTATTTAAAATTGATAAGCCAATTATCAATTCCTCCAACGGAAGGGGAAAGAAATTTCCCCTCCCACCTTTGGAGTTCAGCTGACAGAGATAGAATTTATCTGTGTAGAAGCAGCAAGATCAAACAGATCAAACACTTCACTCCTTCCTAAACTCCTTTGACCTGTGGTTCTATCAGCAGCATAAGAGTTCCAATCCACAGCAGCAAAGACAGATAAGACATAAGGTTTATCCACACCGTCTTTGACCTTGATAAGTCTTCTGCTTGTGCTACTCTCATCACTTACCTGTGGTGTAGTAATGTCTCCACAGCGAGAACCGTGAGTGGTAAAAGTAAAGTCAGCCTCGGTGTGATCCTTGACAAACTCAAAGGAACTACTGGTCTTCGTTGGCTTCCAGTCAGGTCTATCATAGTCCCGTCTCTCCCACACTTGCAGAACCGTCTTGACTTTACAACCATCAGGTCCCTCAAACTTTACATCACCAAAGAACCACTCCTCTATCAGGTGTAATTTCTTTTCTACATCTGTGATAAGTGAAGGCTTCCGCATTCCAGCACCAACCAAGAAAACTATGTAGTCTCCTTCCTTGGCTGCTTTGTTTAGGAACTGCTTGGTTAGTCGTTGTCTCTTGCCCCAAGGTGGGTTGCCTATGAAGACACGACCTCTCTTGTAGCCAAGGTTTAGTTTGAGGTAGTCTTGTTTCTTTACCGAGCGGTGCTTTGGTTGTAAGTCGTAGGCTCTAACCGGAGTGTGAGGAGACTGCTTCATCAGTTCATCAACGAAGACACCTGCTCCTGCTGATGGCTCAACAAATTCAGTAGCCGATCTAAACCAAGGCTTATTACGGATGCGAGACAAGACCAAGTCGGTCATAGTTTTTGTTGTGTAGAATTGTTCCAGCCCTACACTACGGCTGTTTGTGCTTTTTGTTTTAGTCATTTTTTTTATCCTTTAAAAAATTATTAGGTGGGGTTTTGTTGAGACCCCAAACTCAATTTGTTTTAATCCCAGTCCAACTCGTTGATAGTTGGGTAGGTTCTTTTTCTGCTGTGATAGTCTTCTCGTCTTACGAATGAAGAACCATAACTGCGGCTCGCAGCATAGTCGGCTGCTTCATAATAGAAGAACACACTACCACAGTCCTTTACATTCTGCTCCGTAGAGGGGTCCCAGATCAAAGACAAGGCTTCCTGCGGAGACGGTAGGGTAAGGACAGCGGCACGGAGTTCCCCGCTCATCAATAGCCTGTGAAGGAGACGAGAGAAGATCTGTGGAGAGTTGCGGTAATTCCCATAGTTCTCACTATCGCAACACAAGTAGCCGGAGATCCAACCAGAGTTAAAACCTTTGGTTGAGAGTTCATCAACACAGTTGTGTACCCACTCAATTGTCTCGTCTATTAGATCACTATTCATAGGATCCTTCCAGTTTATTCTTCTCTCTGCTGTGTCAAGGCCCGTCCTCAAAACAAGTCCTCTCATCACATCTTCATTAGCAGCCATAACCTTCGCAACCTCTATGAAGATAGGCCACAGGTTATTGCGGTGCTCCTCCATAGTAGATCCGTCAAAGAATTTCTGCCATAGAAAGAATGCATTATTGGTAGGACACTTGTAGCCGTTCATTAGATCCAGTCGCTCTTCCTCAAACAATAGGTTCTCCATTACCCATTCCTTACAGTCGTGTTGCCAAGCCTCCAAGCGATAGGCCGGAGGAACCACAGCCTCAAAGCCACGGTCATTACCAACTTCCTTATCCATCTCACGGAGGCGAGAACGGATCAACTGTAAGTCATTCAGCAACTTATTGTTCTTTTGGTTCAGGTAAACATCACTATCCTGAATTGATCCAATTGTCTCTTGGTAGGTCTGTGCAACCACATAAGTAAAAGGGAATGGGAATTGTTTGTGATCCATCTCACAACGGAAACCTACTGGTAGGTTAAGCTTCTCTCCTACCAACTTGGTGTAGAGAGGTAAGAGGTTGAGACTACTACGGATTAGCCAAAGCAATTGTTCGTTGTGTTCTACCACCTCTGCCTTGTTGGAACCCATAGGTAAGAGACCACACTTACCAATTGCTCGTTCCAATCCAACGGTGTTGTGATAAACGATAGTGTGTTTGCTTGACCCACCGTCGTGTAAAGAGTGGAGGACACAAACCTGATAGATAGGGTTAGGCTTATCCTCACTCTTGGTAGAGACAATAGGCATAGCACTTGACTTATGGCTATGACGATCACGGGCATAGTCTCCGCAAAGGAAGATCCAATCCGCTTTACCATCCCAAGCATCCCACTCTTTACCACCGTTCTGGTTCTTGTAGAATGTTTTGAGTTTCCTTACGGTAAGATCCTTATGGATCTCCGTTAGAATTACTGTGTTCGCATCCTTAAGCTGACGGATGACAGCGGACTTGACGGGTGTTAGAAGGGCACCCACCTTATAATTATTAACAGACATAATTTTTCTCCAAGGGATTATCGCACCCAGTTGCGGCCTGTTAGGACACGGTCTCATTATGCCGAGACCAAAGCAATAAAAAATTTATTCGTTTAGAGCATTAGCAAGAGGTTCATTAGGAATGAAGCCTATGTAATCCAGAACAGGAACACCCTGACTGAAAGCAGAGTTGACTATTTCTCTTGGAATAGCAATCCATAGTGAGAACCACTCACCATAGCAACCGTCAAAGTAGGTTCCTTCCCCGTTGATAGGATCACCGTTCTTCTCATTCCCAACAGTGGCAAATGCTCTCATAGTGTTAGTCGCCCAGTTGATCGCACCCTTCCACTTGTCTTGTGTGGTAGGATCAGCAGCCTCGCTGAATTCTATGCGGAACTCAACACTATCGCCGTGCTCGTCAACCTCGCAGCACCAAGGGATCTCCATAGCATCCAAGGTAGAACCACAGACAGTAGCCCAAGTGTTAAGCAACTCTATGTTGTGCTCGTAGTGTGTAGATAATGTAGACATAATTTTTCTCCTGTAATTTATTATCGTTTTGTAGTTTTTGTTTTACCCTACTCTATTATTATAACATAATTATTGTAGGTTGTCAAGTGTAAAGTGAAAAAAGTTTCATTTATTTTCATTCGCTTACATAGTAAATAGTCTCTTGTAAAAGAAAAAGCCTAACTAATGTAAAGTTTCTTGTAAAAAGTTTTCCTTACCTGTATAATATAACCCGTTAGGCTATGCTTGTCAAGTGTTTGAGACCAAATAAATAAAGAAAAATAATTTACAGAAACCACTTGACAACCTCAAAGAAATGTGTTATAATAATAGTAAAGGAGTAATGAAGTTATGGAACAAACACCAAGCGAAAAGATCAAAGCCAGACACCAAGAGTGGCTACGAAAAACCAATAAGAAATGTGCCGAGTTTATGTGGAAGATCTATCAAGATCCAGCCCGCAGGGCTGGCTTATGGGACACCGATAAGGAACTAACCCGTGTGCTAAACTACATAAAATTACACTATCCAGAGGCTTTTAGTTCTCTATCGTAATAGTTAGATAAGAGCGGGTTAGGCCCGCATTACTATCAAATAAAGGAGAATAGTTATGGCTCGTCCTATTTCTTACAAGGGTCAAGTTCGCAAAATTGCCCGTGCTTACCGCAATAGAGACCACGGTGAAGTGCTGTGGGAATTGGTTGGATTACTTATCAGGGATCTGGAAGAAGACCCAAGCAAGATCCGCAGTTCAGGCATAAGCGACATCATTACCCTATCCAGACTTATCAAAGATCTGGAAGAGTACCGAGACAAGAACCGAGAGGTCAAGGAAGATCAGGACTTTGCAGAAAGACTGAAAGAACTAACCAAGAAAGCCTCGTAGTGTTGTCCCGCTGTCTTACCCCTATCAGCACAAGAGAAGCCCCTTACGGGGCAACCTCGTGCGACTATGGGGTTATTCTGCGGTGTACCAGACACGAGGCCAACGGTCATTCCCAGACACTTGGCTTAAGCTGACAGTGTAGCCGAAGCATTCCACAATTGCTCGCAGTTTCTCTATCTCTTTCACAGTCCAGCAGCGGACACGATAATTATTCTGTGCTGTCTTGCTGGGACAATAGAAGATCCCATCACCCAAGCCCGAGATCCCGTTGTCCCGAAAGTGTTGTGTCTTGACTGGGAAGGCAAGATCTATTAGGCACCATAGTTGTTCCACCGTAAGGCGGGTGTTGTTGTTTGTAGTAGACATAACTTAACTCCTTTTGTTTGTTCGTTATGTATATATTATAACACATTATCGGGGGATTGTCAAGTCTTTTGTGTAAGTTTTTTTACTTTTTTTTATGACTGTTTTGTGGTGGTGTTTTGATAGTAGTGATGCACTACCCCCCACCCCCCAAAGTGTTCTGGATAGTGCTATGGTTGTAATAGAGTGGTACAAAATTCGGCCACTATTTTTTGACTTTACTATTTACCATAATAAGAAAGGAACCTATGCAAGCAGATAAATTTATTCCTATGCTGACGATCTACAACAAGGCAAAGTCAAGACTAACTTACTTTGACCTAAATGGCTCCCAGCAAGATCTATTAGAAACACTACAACAGCACGATAGAATTATTATTCTAAAAGCAAGACAGTTAGGGATAAGCACACTTGTTAGAGGCTGGATGTTTTACCAAGCCTATATGGATGTAGAACCGAGAACCTATGCTTGTATCGCACATAACCACCAAGCCGCTATGAACCTACACAAGATGGATAAGACCTTCTACAATAATTTACCAAAGAACTTACAGAAACCAACCTCAAAAGCCAACACAGAACAAATGGAATTCCAACAGTCTGGGGCTACAATTAGAACCTTTACTGCTGGTGCAAGAACAGGGACCCGTTCCTTCCAGTTGGATTGTATCCATTTGAGTGAGTTTGCTTTCTATGAAGATCAAGAAGAAACTCTTGCTACTATCCTTGCTTCTGCTGGTGAAGGTCAAGTTATTATTGAGAGCACACCCAACGAAATGGGTGATAAGTTCCACCAACTCATTATGGAAACAATTGAGACAAACGAAGAGAACGGCTGGAAACTATGCTTCTATCCTTGGACGGAACATAAGGACTACACAACAGAACCTCCACCACATTTTAAGATAAGAGACAACGAAGCAGTTGTTATGGAACAACTGAACCTTACCAGAGGCCAACTCTATTGGAGACGAAAGCAACTTGCTTCATTAGGTAAAGAAAAATTTTACCGTGAATATCCGGGAACCGTAAGTGAAGCCTTTCGCTTTACAGGAAAGAATTATTTTAACGGTGTTGCCCTTGATAGGATCCAACCCATAAAGGAACCTCTGGGTAATTACAAGACCATAGGAGACCCTCTCAACGGTGTGGATTACATTATCGGTGTTGATGTTGGGGCTGGGTTAGGACAAGACTATTCTGTTGCTTGTATCGTTTCTCTTGCTTCCCGACAACCTGTTGCCTTCTGGTGGTCCAACGAGGTCTCACCTTCCAAGTTTGCAGAACAACTATTTGATCTTGGTTGTCTATGGAACATGGCAGAGATAATTGTTGAGAGCAATAACACAGGACAGGTGGTCTTACATAAACTAAATGAAATGGGCTACTCTCGTTGGCTGTGGAGAAATGAGAAAGGCAAACCTTTCCTAACCACCAAGAAGACAAGACCTTTATTGTTTGAGGGCTTACGAGACTTGATAGACGATACTATTATCCATAGTCTATTTACAAGTGTAATTGATGAGTTAAGAAGTATCATTTACGAAAACAAAAAACCAAAGCACCCTCGTTCGGGACACGACGATAAGGTAATGGCTATGGCCCTTGCCTATTATGCTTGTAAGGACATACCCATAAATGTTATTCACAACCAGCAAGAACACTTCTTTAACCAACTCAAACGACAGAGAAGAGCCGAACAAGCAACAAAGAAACTTCCTTGGACCGTCAAGGGTGGCGACAGTAAAGGATCTTATTAGGAGAAATAAATGAAAGCAAGTAAAGTAGCAGAGATCTATGATGCACATAAAGAGTACTGGGAGCATCAAAGACAAGAATTACAAAGGTACAAAGCAGCCTACGAGTGTGAGTTCTGGGACAACCGAGGAGCCAACTTTCTTCTTCACGGAGAACAAATGCTTAACATACAAACAAGTGATGCCTATGGCTACATAGAAAGTTTTATTGCTTCTCTATTTGCCAAGAACCCTTCGGTTGTTTTAAAGAAAGGACTTCGCAACCAAGGACACCACGAGAAAGCACAAGCAATTGCTAATGACTTCTTGGTAAGAGCAAGACAAGAAATAGAAAATGCTGCGAGGATGTCTTTGATCTATCCTATGGCTTTCTTTAAGCTGGTGCCTAATGATGACGAAGACGAACTCTACGACAAGATCTATCCCATAGCAGTTCCTTGCTGGGACATTATCGTTGATCGTAATGCTTCTCGTTGGGACAAGTCCAAGTTTGTAGGGCACCGCTACTACATTACAATAGACGAAGCCAAAGCCAAGTTTGGAAATAAACAATTCCACGGAGTTCACAAAGAAGACTTCTTCCACCCTGACTATCAGTACAGCCCAGACGAACCAGCACAGTATCAAGAGTATGTTGAGATCGTTGAGATGTTTGATATGGAGTTAGACGAATTGATCTTCTACTCTCCACAACACGGACAAGGCAATAACATTTTAGAACGAGCAAACTTTATTCCTTTTCGCACAGTCAATAACAAACCAGTTGTTCCTGTCGTGCCTCTTTACTTTAACCGTATCCCTGATCGTCCTCTTGACGGTTATTCTTCTATGAAGAGGATCTACGATCAACTCTATGAAATAAATGTAATTAGATCATTTCAGGCTAATGCTGTCCGTAAAGCCTCTCGTCAGTATCTTGTAAAAGCAGGAGCATTAGACGAAGAGGATATGGCTAAACTTACAGCAGGGATAGACGGATTGTTTATTGAGGTTGATGACGAAGACTTGGCTGGTGTTATGCGAGCGGTTCCACAAAACCCAACACCACCAGAGTTAGAACAATACTATCAAAATGTAAATGCTGATAAAGACAAAGGATCTCTCCTCGCACCGTTTACCCGTGGTGAAGCACTCAAAGCAACCGCAAGTGAAATTGTAGCCTTGGCAAGTTATTCTGCTACTGAACTTGGTAGAATGGCTCGTGAACGAGATGCTGCTATTGAGTTGCTGGCTTTTACTTATCTGTCTATGCTTGCTACATTTATGGACGATGGAGGCGACAACATTATCTTTCTTGATAATAAATTACAAAATGTAAGACCTGCCGACATCAAAGGAGACTTTGAGATCTTCGCACAAGATCAAGCAGCAACACCTTTAAGCGAGCAAGTAAAGAACCAACAACTTCTCGCAAACATACCGACATTAGTTCAGTTAGGTGTACCTCAACGAAAGATCTTGGAACAAGTGGTTAGACAATTAGGACTACCCGAAGACTTCCTTGACACACCACCGCAACAAGCACAGGTAGGTCAGCCACAGTCAGGCATAGAAGAAGGGCCACCTTCTTCACCAGAGGAAGCAATAGCAGCCACAGCACCACAAAACATTAAACCATTTATTCCCGGAGGCAACCAATAATGGATACATTACTTACTGGAAACTCATTTGACCGGTTAAAAGAATTACCGGATAATAGTGTGGGGGCACTTGTCACAGATCCTCCTTACCTCAGAAATTTTATGGGGAACGACTGGGACAAACAAAGTAGCCCTGCTGCTGATCCAGAGTTCTGGAAGTTGGTGCTACAAAAGTTAAAGCCGGGAGCACACGGTTTAGTGTTCGGTCATAGCAGACAACACCATAGAGTTATGGTTGCTTTGGAAGATGCTGGCTTTGAGATAAGAGACTGTATGATGTGGATGTACGGTCAAGGCTTTCCCAAGAACCATAATGTAGGTAAGGCTGTTGATAAATTACAAGGCAACAAGAGAACTGTTGTTGGAACAAAAGCAGACTTCTCACTTGACGGTGCCAAGAGAAAAGCAGAGAACCACCAGACCCATCAGGAAACTGATAATGCGGGTCATAAACCCGGCTACAAGAAAGGCTGGGACACAGAGGTAAGTGTAGGTAGTTCTACTTGGGAAGGGTGGGGCACAGCACTCAAACCTGCCTATGAGCCAATTATTATGGTTCGCAAACCATTAGGTAAAAAACTAACCGTAGCAAAGAATTGTTTAGAGCACGGTGTAGGTGCGATCAACATAGATGATAGTAGAATTGGTTGCACGGATAAAAATAAATTTCCTGTGGGAGACTACACCACAGACACAACGGTAGGTAAGATCCGCCCAACCACAAGAACAACAGACCCTAACCCAACCGGTAGGTATCCTGCTAATGTTATTCTATCACACCACGAAGACTGTGTCAAGGTAGGAACAGTAGAAGAAACCTACAACATAAATAAAACTGACGGTGCTTCTTTCTTCGGTCAAGAGAAATGCCCTGACTATGAAAGTGTAGAACAGAAAGTCAGTCAAGATGTTTATGAGTGTAGTGATGACTGCCCTATCAAAACTCTTAACGAGCAAGCACCACAAGTCGGTTCGTTGTTTAAAGCGACCAGAAAGAAAGACACATCAGGGGGCTCTGGTGATAGTTGGACCAACTCGGGCAAACAAGCAGGTGAGGACAACGGCTTACACGACGGTCTTGGGGGTGCTTCTCGTTTCTTTTATTGTGCGAAAATAAACAAGAAAGAAAGAAACTGGGGCTGTGATGGATTACCTACAAGACAGTCTATTGGTGGTGGAGGAACTAACCACACCAAGGCTGATGCTTATGGTAGTGTCAAGGCACCAGCAAAGAACCACCACCCAACGGTCAAGCCTGTAAGTCTTATGTACTATCTTACAAAACTAATAGCACCGAAAGGTGAGACCGTGCTTGACCCTTTTATGGGTTCAGGTTCTACGGGGATGGCTTGTGTCCTCAACGACAATAACTTTATTGGAATTGATATGGACCCCGACTATGTTGAGATCAGCAAGCACAGAATAAATTATGTTCGTTTTAATAAGGAGAAAATAAAAAATGGGCTTTCATAAACTAAAATGTAGAGACTGCAACCAAACCTTTGAGGTGTGGCAGAGAGACAAGTGGGATAGTGTAAACAAAACCACTTACAAAAACTTTGAGTTAGACGAGATCTGGTGCGGACACGAAGAGTGTTTTAACACAGACAACCTTGACGAAGACTATGTAGGGTGTGGATCACAAGACACTTACAAAGTTCTTACAGGAGCAAGTTTCTCAATTAGCAGCAAAGGACTTAACGGAGACCACCAAGGTTTCTATTCGGCTGATCTTGGCCGTAGGTTTAACAATAAGTACGAAGCCTATGAGTATGCGGAACAAAATGGTTTTAAGCCTATCTCACAGGTAAACGAAGACGATGTTTTACAACGAGGCTATGACTTGGAGAAACAAGATGCAGCCGATATGAAAAAAATAAAAGAACTAACAGCCGCAGGTAAATCCAAAGAGGAAGCCTATGGCGAAACCTTCTCTGTAAACACTCTCAAAGAACGAGGGATGTTAGACAGCAGCATTAAAAGTGGAGACTAAATTATGGCTATTAGAGAAATGAAAAACGAACCTATGGTGGTTGATATGCCCCAAGGTCCAGCGATAGGAAGTGATCCTATGGTTGCTGAAAAAGAAATGGAATACAACGATGCTTTTGACGGGATGATGGCGGCAGCAGCACCACAAGGAAACTTTGGTGAAACAGCCTACAACAGACTGGGTGAAAGCCTCAACCGTGTGTTAGAACTGTTTGGTCCAGAAGCAAAAGACATCAACCCCGTTGACGGAGACCAAACAAGACTATCAGCACAAATTACTGCCGCCCTTGCTATGATCGCACAGGCAGCAAAAGAAGCAGGACTGGATCGCTTTGTAGTTGATCTTGATGCTATTACTGATGACCGCTCGTTAGAGATGGCTGCTGGTAAATTAGATGCTCTTGCTGAAAATGAGAACTTTAACACTTTCCTCCGCTCTACTCCTCGTGAAGTAGAAGTAGAGGTAGACACCGGCGAACTCGCAGAAATGGGAGCACCGGTGGAAATAGAAGAAGAGGAAGAAATTGATATTGACAACCTCTTCGCTTCCAGACTTTCATAGGAGAAACTAAATGGAAACCAATACAACTGCGACTGGTACCGCAACGGATAGTACCACCACCAACGATGTAGGGCCTAATGTAAAGGACCCACAAGACACAAGGACACACAGATATGAAGCACTTACACAAGCCAAAGCCGCACAAAATTCCCAGACCGGGAACACCGAAGGATCAACCCAAGAAAGCACCGCAGGATCCCAAACACCCCGATCAACAGAAACCGAAGCCGGTGAGAATAACACCGACTTTTGGTCTGCAAAGGTGGAAGGAGATGCTTTTGACGGGACACATAAAGGTGTTAATTGGAACGACACCGTTTCCGGATTGCCTGATGATGCTCAAAAATTATTAGCAAACCTACGGGCTGACTACACAAAGAAGACACAAGATCTTGCCCGTCAGCGAAAAGCATTAGAGAGCGAACGGAAGGCTTTACTAAACGAAGACTACCTTGCGAACATTAACGAGAAAGCAAACCAAGAGATCCAATTTGATCCGTTTGATAATGATAGTGTAAATGCTCGCATAGAACAAGAAGTCGCAAAGCGAATGCAACAAATGATCCAGCCATTACAACAAGAGTATGAACTACAACAACGACAAATGGCTCTGGATAATTTTAAGTCAGCACACCCAGACCTCCAAGACTACAAGACTGAAATAGCAAAACTGCTTATGACAGATCAGTCCCTCAACTTGGAGCGAGCCTACTACATAGTAAAGGGTAAAGCCAACACAGACAAAGCAGCGGCTTACGAAAAAGAATTACAAACTTACAAACAAGCAGCCAGAGAGTACGGCCTAAAAGTTGGCGGCGGTCGCATAAACAATCCGTCCAACAACATACCAGAACAGGTAAAAAAAGGCGGTCCTTATGAAATTTACAAGTGGTTGCAAGGACAGAAAAGAAATGGATAAACTATTTATGATAGAAAACAACACCCCCCGTTTTAGGTCAAATGGGACACGGTGTCTTACGAACTCCTACGGGAGCACTCTTACAGACCACAAGCCTACTTTAAACAAAAAGGAGAAGAATTATGGCTATTTCTAATGATATTCTTTCTTCTACATTACGGATCCTAAAAGACCAAGAGGTAGACAACCTTTACAAGGCTGTCCCACTTTTGGATAATATCCGTGCTATGGGTGGTGTAGAAGAATATGATGGAGGGCAAAAGGTAAATGTACCTATGATCCTCGCCGAACACTCAACAATTACTCAACTCTCTACCGGTTATGAGCCCGTTTCGCTTTCAGCGGCCGATGCTCTACGACAGGCAGAGTTTAACTGGTGCGACTATGTTGCTCCAATTATTATCACCAAGAAGGAAGAACTTTCCAACAAAGGTGATAAGGCAATTATTTCTATTGCCGATGCTCGTATGAAATCCGTTATGGGTCTTATCAAGCGAGAAACTGAAAAGCAAATCCTTCGTGGGGACAGTTCTATTTTGAGTGAGTTGCTCTCTCTTAATGGTACCTCTACCTCTGGTCTTGCTGCTGGTTTCTTGGAAGATCTTGCTTTTGGATCACAGATAAATTCTGTGGGTGGTCTATCAAAGGCTACTTTCTCAAACGACTTGCAGAACCAATTTGATAATGGTGTCGTCTTTACACCGGGTAGTGAAAACATCGTAGCACCCCTTACGGATGTCTATATTGATGCACAAACTCGCACACCAGACGGATCAGCACCTAACCTTATTATGTGTTCTCCACAGTTCTACAAAGCCTACAAGCAAGAACTCTTTAACCAAGAACGGTTTATTGACGAACAAACACTTGACGGTGGTAAATTAGCACTTGCCTTTAATGGAGCAAAAATGTATGTTTCTCCATTTATGGATAGTACACTTTCAGCCACAGCCAACGACATTAATGCTTATGTTCTTAACACCAAGTTTATGAAGTTGATGTTTGATCGTGATGCGAACTTTGCTATGACTGACTTTGTTGATGCAACTGGTTATGCTTCTCGCTATGCTTACATTTGTGTAAGAGCACAGATGGCATTTAGCCACCTTGCTTCCCAAGCAATTCTAACAGGAGGGTCAAACTAATGAGTACCACAAGTTATATTAACCGCATTTTTGGACGAGATGAAAGCGGAGTAAACGAGGCAACTGTAAGTGCTTCGGCTCGTCGTAAGGTAGAAACCTTTGTCGCTGGTGAGGCTATTGCTGTGGGAGACTTTGTCGCCCTCAACTTTGCTGAAACCGCTGACGGTGAAAAAGGTTTGGTTGTCAAGAAAGCAGACAGCAGCAACACAGATATTATTTGTGTTGTAGGTGTAGCAATTGAGGCAGCAACTACCGATGAAACTTCCAGCGATAGTGGATCTACCAACGACCGAACTAAACTTATTAAAGTTGTAGTTGCTGGTTTGGTAGATCAGGCTAATGTTGATGGTTCAGTTGTAAAGGGTGATCGTTTGGTTGCTTCTTCTACTGCTGGGCGAGCAGCAACAGCACCTTCGTTCCGCACCGACCTTGGTGATGGAACTGGGACTACTACTGGAACCGTAGAACAAGCACCACAAATTATTGGGATCGCCTGCGAAGACGATGCTACTAATAAGGCACTTGTTTATCTGTTTCCACAAGTTCCATAATTCGCACGGATTTGGCTAATTTTTAGCCTTAATGGGTTGGGGTAGGCAACTACCCCACCCTCTTATTACAAGGAGAAGAAACTATGAATTTAGGCGAATTACGAACATTTGTGAATAACATTTTAGACTACTCACCATCGGTGCAAGCCTACACAAATGAAGTTAATAACATTATCAACGAAATTTATTTATCCCATTTTACTGATAGACTGTGGGAGTACTCACAGAAGGAAGTAAGACTATCCGTCTATGCTGATAATGAAGCCAGTTTCACAGCACAAGCAGACGGATCACTTATCACCGCAGGTGGTAATGGGGCAGCAGACTGGGTGTCATGGGGACACACAGCAGAAATTTTATCTGCCTCAAACCCAGTAGGAAATGTAGAGGTAGGTAAAGAGTACCACATTTCTTACAGAGAAGACATAGCCGGAGACACGAGGGTCTTTTTAGAAGAGAAAGGAAAACAAGGTTATTCCTCGCAGTATGGTGCAAAAGACAGGGCACTTACAACAACAGCCGGCGACACATTTAAAATAAAATTTAAGCAAAGAGAGATCACACTACCAGAGGATTGTGTTGAGTTGGTAGGATTAGGCTTACGAGAAAGAGGATCAGGTATCCGTTCTCCCTTTGAGGTTTTACCTCGTTGGACTGACGAGAACTTGGCTTTGGATCTTGACCTTGTTGCTTTACCCACAGATGTAATTATGGAACAACCTTTCTCTATGATGCCTCCTGTAAATGATCCACAGTTGGCTACAAGAGCAGCAGCCACAAACACGGTAGACATAGCAGGAAACTATGAGGTTGCTTACACCATTATCCACAGATCAAGAACAGCGGACACTATTGTAGAATTAGAGAGTGCCCCGTTCTTCTCAACAGGATCATTTGCTTTTGCTGTTGGTGACACGATCAAAGCAACTAATTTAGAAATAACAGATGACAATCCACGAACAGCCTACCAAGAGTATCTCAAAAGAGTTTATGTAAAGGGTCCAAACTCTTCACACTTTTATCGTGCTGCTGACGGACCTAATGCTGAATTTGATAATGAAGACGACAACAACGGTGATGGCTTATTTGCTTTTCAGTTTGCACACAAGACAGAAGCAAGACTACCAGAACACGGTGGAACTTATCAACGGTGTAGGCTCTACCCACGACAAGACAAGAACTACGAAGCAACATTTAGATATCAGTATCGTCCTATCATTTTGAGAGACGACACAGACACACCACAAATGCCGGCAGACAGCCACCGTTATTTAGCCTATCGTGCTTGTCAAGAGTTATTTATGAAACACGGTAATGTAATCCAAAGTCAGGCTTATCAACAAAAGGCGGACAAAGAATTGCTGAAAATAGAAAACCGTTATTTGCGGACCAAAGGAGCCACTCACATCAAAGGACCTTACAGAACAAACGGACAATTGTTTGGTCGCCCACAAATAAAAATAACGAGGAACTAATAATGGATGCAAAAAATAAATTGGCCGTTATGGACCTCAAAGGGATTGACGAGCGACTACCGCAAGACGGTAATGCTGCGACTACAATTGAGAATTTTACCACAGACAGGCAAACACTTGGCTGGGATAATAGGTTAGGCTATGAGCCTTACTGTTCTAACATTATTGGTAATAGCAACTGGGGCTTGTTTAGAAACCTGAAAGAACCTACATCAGTTTTTTATTGGCCCACACACGGAGGTGCTAAAAGTTATATGCTCTACGAAGGAGACTATCAAGGTTTCTTTACAGCAGATAGAGTTAAGCTTCGCTATGTCGTTGGTAATGACGGAACGGGAAACCCGACTTATGAGACGATAGACGACAGCAGAACAAGACCAGCAAAGAACGAATTAGGTTCTTACTTTGAGCCATTTGGAAAAGAACTTGTAATTATCAACGGAACAGATCAACCTATCTTGTTTAACGGAGATAGAGCCAGAACACTTGGGTTTAGAACAAAGCCAAACCCACCAACGGTTTGGTCTCCCCTATCTTCTTCTGGTGGAGCAGGAACAAGGATCCAAGACTTTAATGGTACAATTGCTTACAATCCTATTCAGTCCAGCCCTGATAAGGATACAAGTTTCTTGGAACCTGTGTCTCAAAGACTTGATCTTTATTATGGTTTAGGCACACGAACAGATGCTAAACCAAACCAGTATCGCTACAAAGTTTCGTTCATTATGGAGAACGGTAGTGAAAGTCCTATCTCTCCTCGTAGTGCTCCTGCTCGTTGGAGCACAGTTGAGACTGACGGACGACTGGCTTTATGGTTGGAGAACCTACCATTAGGTCCAGACGGAACTGTTGCTCGTAGAATTTACAGAACAAAAAACCTTGGTGATAATCCAACTGCGGTTGGAACTGACACAAGCACAGAGGACGAGGTTTATTTTTTCTTGGACCAGATAAATGATAATGAGTGCACACACTATTTTGATATAGCACCCGATAGTCAGTTAGGTTTTCTCGCACCAAGAGACGACCACTCTGTTCCTTTCCCTGCCGCTGCTGGTAATGTAGCAGCAACATTTAAGAATTGTTTATTCATCAACGGAGGAGCCGGAAATGGCTATTCACTTTTTTATTCTAACCCTCTTAAACCAGATCAGTTTTCTGCCCTTGACTTCTTCCAAGCAGGGAACCAAACAGGTGGAGAGATCAAAGCCCTCAAAGGTTATTACAACTCGCTTATTGTGTTTAGAGAGAGAGCAATAGACATAGTAATTGGTGATCCTGTTAATGGCTTTAAGTATGTGCCTTACATCAAGGAGGTTGGGTGTAGAAGCCGCTTTGGAGTTGTTGAGGTACCAAACCAAGGGGTAATGTTTTTAAGCGACGACGGGGTCTATTTGCTCTCCGGTGGCTTTGATGGTGGTAGTAAATTACAGATCAAAAAAATGACCCCAGCATTACCACAGTTGTTTGAGAGAATAAACAAAACTAACTTACCAAAGTCTTGTGCTGCTTACTCGTCTTTCTTTAACGAGGTTCATTTTTATTTTACAATTGACGGAGCCTTGGAGAACAACATAGGTTTAGTCTATCACATAGAGAAACAAGACTGGACTATTCGTAAAGACTTTCCAGTAAAGTGTATCACAAATGATCTGGATGGCAACTTGATCTTCGGTCATCAGGATGGCTTTCCTTCATTTAACAACGATGCGGGCACACCTAACTGTGGACTTTATTTTATCTCCAAATGTAAAAATGCCGGCACAAGAATAGTTGGCTCTGGTGAAAGTCCTATTATTGCAAGAGCAGACACAGGGCTTACAAGAAAGTATCACTCGGCTACACACGACTTTGGTTATGGACCACAGAAAAAGTTTATCAAGTATGTCTATCTTTATGTAAAGGCAGCAGCCTCACAGGGCTACAACATAACCTATTACCTTGATAGAGCAACTGATAATCCTTATGTAATTGATAGTAAGGATCTGTTCTTCCAGAGACCAGAGCAAACAGCACAGCCCGTTTATGGTGGTGGTGCTTACAACGACCCAAGTGCTTTGGAACTCGGTAAGTCTAAATGGCCCCAGACAGATCTTATCCAAGTTAGGTTTCCTGTCGCACAGAAAGCAGCAAGTTATTTTTCTTTTGAGGTAGAGACAACAGGGACAGATCTTTACAGCGGCGACTTTGTGATCGTTGGCTATTCGTTAGAGTTCCAGACTAACAACCTTAAAACACGGAGCGGAAGAACAAATGCCCTTTAAACCAAAACATTTTAAACCTATTCAGGGAGACATAGCAGAACCGAAAGACTTTGACAAGACTTACGACGGCTACAAAGAATTAGTAAATGGTGGCCTTGATCGTGAGAACCTACCAGAGGAAGGCTTTGATAAAGAACAGTTTAACAATTATTCTTTTGGTCGCTACTACCAGACCTACTGTAAATTAGAAGAGCAGTATGTTGAGACTACTATGCCTTCTGGCTATTCACCGGGAGACACTATCCTTACAACACCCGGAACCAAGTACGGTTCTTATGCTGGTGGTTGGATTGAGACAACAGATAGTTCTATGAAATTAGAGTTTGATGCAAAGGAAGGGATGTGTTTGTTAGAGTTTAACTGCTGGGCTTTCATTAGCAAACTAAATGCTGGTGGCTACTACAATTCAGGATCACCTGACGACTATGGTTGGTATCAATTCCAACTTGTCTTTAATGGTTCGGTTGTAGCAGAGACAGATAGGATCTTCCAGAACTACCAGACAATCCACCTAAATGCTGCTGTCCCTTGCTCGGCAGGACCAAGTGAGGTCAAGGTAAGGTGGAGACATAACGGGCGACCCAACAGTAGTTTCTTTGAGTTGCAAGCCCCGCTATTATATTGGAGTGGTGGAAACCTCTTCGCATTTAACAGGTACAGATAATTATGAGTAAAGTAGAAAACGATAGTTTCCAAACAAAATACAACCAGACCATTACGGCTGCTGATGTAAACGGTAAATTCACAGACATACAAACTGCTACTAACGACGGCTCACCCCAGATAGACAGCACTAATGTAAGAGCAGAAGGAATTGATCGCAGGAATTTAGGTGGCACACCACAACTACAATCCATAGCCGTAGCAATAAACAACAAGGTAGACACCACAACAGCCTACACAATAGACAGTATCGCTGGGTCAGGTGATCCGGCAATTGTTCGTTTGACTGGTGCCGGAACAAATGGTTCAGCCATCCTTGACTTTGGTGAAACCATTACCATAACAGGATCAGCAAGCAACCCGTCAATCCTTCGCTTACATTATTCTATCAATTTAGAAGACAGCGATGGTGCGAGTGATAGTCTTGATGCTTCCTCCCCCAGAGGACAAAGAGCCTGTATGGTTTATTTCCCTGCTTATTCCACAGACGGAGTAAATTGGAACACATTTCCAAACAGAACAAATTGGTTTGCTTTTGATGGTGGGGCTGGTGTTGATCCAGCAAGCGACGGACCTAAACGAGACAACACATCAGGTGCGGTAGATAAGTACGAACTACCAAGAAACGACGGCAACACTGTCACCGACATAGGTGCGAACTTTGATGATGGGATCTGTGTTATTACACTTGATAGTTTTAACGGCACAGGATATCGTAATGCTAAACCACACGGCTGTCTAAACTTTGCTCCTGTTTCTAACTTACAACTCCGCTACATAGGTTTCTTTATGGTAGGCCCACTAATGTTGAGCCTTGCTTCTATTTATGGTACAGGCAGGAGTTTTGCTGCGGCAGGTTTAGGAATAGATCCTATCAGGATAGAACGAGCCAACTACACCGCTATGGTGTTTAACCCCAAATAGGAGACAATTATGCCGATAGTAATTCCAAACACATTTGCCGACGGAAGCACAATCCAAGCCAACCAATTGGACGAGAACATAAACACGACACAAGAGTACATAAATGGTGGGATAAGTACAGCAGACATCGCAGATCAGTTTGAGACACAGGATCTTGCGAAGCCAGACTACAACCCACAGAATAATTTATTAAACCTTATCACAGGTCCCGTAGCAGGTCAGTCCTTTTCCACAGCACAAGCAAGTTTTACTGGGATCTGTTCCCAACCTTCTGGTGAGTGGGACGGAACAGGAACAGTTGACGGAAACATCTTGGATGCTGAAACAGTAATAGGTCTCAACAAAACAGGGATCACATTTTACCTTGCACAACCCGCTGATGTTTTCTTTCAGTTCCAAGGTTCACCACACACAACCGCAATAAGCAACCTGAAAGATAGTGTGAAGGGTGGGTATAGACATAGCCGCTTTTACATTTTCATAGACGGTAAGAAGATGACCTCAACCAAGATGGTGACATGGGACGAGAGCAGCAAGCCTTACCAGACCAGACAACAATTATCTGGTTTCTATCTTCGTCCTTCTTTGCCCGCAGGATACCACACGATAGATATAAAAGGTTTCACAGACACAAACTACACTTTGTTATTTACTTGGTCCGTGTCTATGGAAGCCTACTATCAGTTTCCCACAGGAACACAAGTTCCAATAGAACCGCCAGACGAACCACAATAGGAGAATAAATTATGGCTAATGAATTACAACAAAAACAAAACTATGATCTACTTGGATCTGCCGCACAAATGGGAACCGCAGGAGCGGGGATCGGGTTTGCTGTTGGTGGTCCTGTCGGTGCTGCCGTAGGAGCAGGGATCGGTGGTGTAGGTGGTTTGATCTACGAAGGCTTACAAGGCCCCAGCGACTACGAACAACAAAGACAAGAAGACATAGAAGAACTAAAACGAAGACAAGATCTTGGTGCTCTTGGTTTGACTGACGAAGAACGATCAGTCTTGCAAGCACAATTGGTAGATCCAATTAGAGCACAACAGAGAGGTGCTGCCCTACAACAAGCAGGAACTATGGCTGCTATTGGTGGTGGTCCAGCAACCGCAGCAAGGATGGCTATTGGAGAACAGCAGAGAATAGCAGAACAACTACAACCTTCTATGATAGAAATTCAGCGGGCTGACTTGGCAAAGGCAAGAGCCGAAGAAGAACTGTTGAGAGCATTACAGAAAGAACAGATGGAAGATGTAGAACGAGCCAAGCAACAAGCCTATGGTGCTATGCTAAATGCAGCTGCTTCCGGTATGGGAATAAGATCAGCCGCACAGAAAGAACTTGTTGTTGCCGGTCAAGCAAAAGCAGCGGAAGAGTTTAACAAAGCATTTAGCGAATATGCTATGTCTCCTGATGCTGACCCTGCTATGACTATGCTACTGATGGGCAACTATGGTTTCCCTCCACCGGTTCAGGAAAAAAAGTAATAGGGCAGCCGACTAATGTGGTGCCCGTAGAAAGAACGGAGCCGACTGTCCCACAAGCACCTTCACCAAACCAAACTGACGGATTGTTTCCGGAAGGCGGAGTTATGCCTATACAAACAGTAGCACCAAAACCACCGTTGGGTACACCTTTGGAAAGAACAGCAACACCAAACTTCCAACAGTTTCTACAAGTGCCGGGACAACCAGCAGGACAGGGTCAGGCTACACCATTAGGATCTATGGGGATAGACAGCAAGGGCAGAGACTACTTCTTCCAGAACTATCCTGATAGTAAAGCAGGAACCTTTGGTAGGATCAGCGGTGTAAGCACGGTGACAAAGAAAGAGCAAGAAAGAATTTTAACAAAGATGAGAACTGTTGAGGAACTTGCCTTCCGGTACCCAGAAGAGTTTGGTGGGCTGGATAGAAAGAGACAATTGTTTAACCAAAGTCAAGCGGTTCTTGACGACATCGTAATCCAAAAGTCTATGACTAAAATGGAACCCAGACTTGTTTATGAAACAAGACCAGACGGATCACAGGGCCAACAGATGAAACTGGTAGAAGTGGAAGTTCCCAACCCAGACTGGAAAGTTGAGAAGTCTATTTTCCAAAGAGACGAGAACGGACAAATTGTCCCCGAACAAAGACAAGACTATTTTTACCTATCACTTGCATCGCAAGGAAAAGATAGGGAGGCAGAACTCTATGAGAAACTATTTACCATAGACGAAGCCATAGGTGAAATAGAGACTGCTATGGAAGAAGGCTTCCCAGTCAACACCGACTTTATTATCAAAGAGAAAAAAGAAATGATACAACAATTACTTACACTTGGCTACGACCAAACACAGATCAACCAGATCTTACAGCAGTTTAGCACAAGACCAGAACTTTACCAAGGAGCGAACGAATGAATGTAATAGAAAGATATTTAGCAGGGATGGAAGTTGATCCTAACGACCCTGTCTTGCAGACCTACCTGATGCAGCAAAGAATTTACGGAGGAGGCACACCTTCACAACAGGAGTTCCGCAACACCGTAATTCCAAGAGACCCAGTCCCATCAATTCCAAACCAAGGACCTATCGCACCACCGGATATGTTTACACCAGTAGAAGGTGTGCCCCAAGAAGTTATGGACCCACGAGGACAAGCAAGACGGAGAAGACAAACAGAACGGTTGCCTGATGTTCCTATGGGAGCACAACCCAACATAGACACACCACAAACAACTGTGTTCCGTAGGAGTAATGCTTACCTTGCTGCTTACAACCAAGCCAAGACAAGTCAGTACTTCCAAATGCTTGACCTGTTGTTAAAGCAACAAACGGTAGAGCAAGGTAATTTAGACATTATCCGTAAGGCTATTGCCGATATTGATGATAGAATTGCTGACTATGAAAAGGCTGCTGCTGAATTTGAGACACCCAAAAGTTCTGGTGGTCGTGGATCAAGCACGGTAAAGAACTTTCGTTTAGAAGCAGAGGCAGAGATCAACAGACTTGCTCTCAAAAGTTTAGAACAACAGACAAGACTAACGGAACAAGTTGGTAGAGACACACAAGCACCCACCTCTACACTATCATTCTTTACAGGTGATAGTAGCAACCGTGTAAATTCTATTAATGCTAATCCAAGTGATATGTCTGCTCTTATCAGTCAGGTGCGACAGCCTACTTATGTGAACCAGTTTGCTTCTATCACTAACACGACAGCAAGAAACGAAGCGACAGGAGAACTAATCCGTCAGGTGATGAGAGAAATGGTTGCCGCTGGTGTTCCATCAACAGAGCAAGAGAAAGTCTTTGACCTAATTGCTGCGAACTATGGTGGGCTTGCAAGTTCTACACCAGCCAGTCGCTCTTCTCAATTCTCTAATGCTGCTGTTGCTTCACAGCGAGAAGCAGAGATGCAGAGAAAACTGGGAGATGTTTATGATCTCAAAGATGCTTCCACAGTTCAGGTGCCTGCTTCACAGATGAGAGATGGTGTGCCTACACTCAACCCCAACCAGTATGTTAAGACAACATTTAGCGATGGTACAATAGACTACTATCTTACCAACGAGATGGCTATTCGCCAGAAGGCAGAGGAAGCACAAGCCTTTGGCGGCGGTGGTAGAACCAGACCAACAATTACACAGTCCGCTGCTGAAAAAGAATTAGACAATTTTATTATTGGGAACATTAGAGACGACGGTAAGTTTGTGTTAAATGAAAACACAGGAGGCGGTGCTGATCTTGTAGCCAAGGCTGCCGGTAAGGATCTGGGAGAACTTACACAAGAAGACATAGACAGAGTTTTACGAGATAGAATTGGAGCAAGTGTTAGAGTTCAGCAAGCACAAGCCGTAGGAGAACTAACACAACAACGATCTGCTTACAGCGATAGACTTGCTGCTGGTCTCCGTGGGATGTCTCCCGAAGAGTACTTGGGTAGGGCAGCACAAATGCGAGACAAACCTTTCGCTGCTGGAACTACACCAGAAGAAGCAAGAAGACAAATGACACAGAGCCCGTCAAGGATGGATGCCGAGAAGTTCTATGCTGATCTTACACCACAGCAAAGACTACAAGCAGACTATATGTCGCAGGCAACAGCGATGGCAAAGAGAGGGGATAGACAAACACTTGATAAAGACGAGCAAATGCTTTACTCAACTATGATAGAGAAGTTAGAGAAGGGAGAACTTACCCGACCTGAACTCTACGATGCTATGATGAAACAAGCCTATGATCTTTACGGAGCAAGTGACATAGAGAAAGCACAGAAGAAAACAAAGTCAGCCTTGACCTCAATTTACTTGGACGACATAGCCCAGTTCCAATTGACCTCTGGTGCTACAAGTATAGATGCCCCAAAGATAGAAAACCGAAACCAACCAATAGAACCAACGGAGTAAATAAATGGATCCAATCCCACAAGAAATAATTGATGCTGGTTTGAGCGAACAATACCAGATCGCATTAGACGGTGAAATGTTTGATGTAATAGAAATGCTGAAACAACAAGCAGGAGTTCAGCCACCACAAGAATTAGAAGTTCAGGAAGTTATTAGTAATGAGGACGAAGGTACTTTGGCTGGTAAGCGAGATCCTTTTGCAAGACCAGACTTCGGGGAACCAACACCAAAGCCTTACCGCACACCAGTAGAAAGAGAAGAGTTTCCTATGGGGAGACCACAACAAACCGGTTTAGAAGGTGGTGCTTTGGAAGCAGAGGAAGAAGCATTAGAGGCTGGCTACTATTATTCTCCTCGTTTTAAAACACAGCAGAAATTATTAGAAGAAGGTTTGGGAGCAGAAGAGGTTGATGCTTTCCGCAGGCTGAAAGACTTTTACATTAGTGAAGGCAACGATGTTATTACCGCTATGCAAAAAGCAAATGCTTCTATCTCTATTATCACAGGTGGCTACTACACACCCGCACGAGATAGAATAGACACAAGTGATAAAGAAGGTGTAGTCAGCGACATTACAGAAGACATAGGTAAAGCACCATTAGCCCCAGAGTTCGGCAGAGAAACAGAGCGAGGAGCCTTTGAGAGACAATTGGTAGAGAGCCCCAAGCAGGTGGCAGAAAAAAAAGCAAGACGATCTGCTGGTGCGAAGGTAGGACAAAAACTAAACACCTCGTTTGGATTACAAGCCTACGATATCTTCTTTGACGAGAACGATAATGAAAGACCACTCGCAGAGAAACAAAAATTATTAGACGAAGAAAAGATCAAAGGTCTGCCCGGCACATTCATTACACCAACTACAACGAAGGACGACTTACAAACAATTATCAAAGATCGGTTCCTCCAAGCGGAGAGTGGTGATCTCGTAAGAGAAATGCTGGTTGCTTCTATGAGAGCAGAAGGTAAAGAAGTTCCAAAGCCCGGCGATGAGAACTACCAAGACTTTATTGATGCACAACTAATTTTAGAAGAAGACTTTCTCAACACCGTGTTTGACTATTCACCCGTAAGAGGAGACATAGACCCAGCAAAACGAACCACAGGTGAGCGGTTCATAGAAGAAGTCTTTACCACAGAAGAAGGTGGTGGTATTGTTGAGAGCCAAACAGCAAGAGGGCTTCGTGTTCTTGGTGGGCTTATCCGTCCGGTGACAAATGCAATTGTTGACGGGATAGGATACCAAGTCCAGATAGTAGATGGTAAGGCTGTGCCTGTTGATCCTAACGACATAAATTATCTTGCTGCTACTTCTGCGGAAGGAACTGCTATGGACTACCTTGGCTACTTGATCCCAGAAGTAAAGCAAGTCGTACAAGAAGGGCCAAGACAAACTGGCTACTTGACACACGACACTTTCATCGGTGCTACATTACACGACATAAAGGTTGGTCGTTTCTTGGGAGACGACTTTGTAGAAATGCCTTATCTTGTTGAGGGTCTCGGTGCTATGGGGATGGACGGAGAAGCAGCCGCTATGTCCCTTGGTCTTATCACAGAGATCGCTATGCCTCTTACCCCAGCAGGAGTGCCGGGGATGGCTACGAAAGGTTTGGGTGGCTCAACAAAATTAGCAGGTGGGACACTCAAAGCAGTAAGCCGTGGTAAGGTAGGACAGAAACTTGTAGACACAGGAACAAAAATTAGCAAGGCTGGTGATGCTATGTTGCCGGAGAATGTTATTGGAACCTCGGCTCGTTATTACAGACTGGCCCAAGAAGAGCGAGCACTCAAAGATGCTGGACTACGAGGCACACTATCAATTGACGAAGCAGCAGCACCAAGAGCAGCACGAGACTTTATTGCTACTACAACTGACGATGCTGGTAAGACTGCTGACGATCTTATCCCACAAGCAAGAACCCCTGACGGCGAAAGAATTTTGAGTGAAGCAACCACAGGAGCAAAACAAATTGACAACTTCGCAGAGGAAGTTTTGTATGCTGATGACTTCTTTTCTCTACCAGAAGAAACACAAGTGGCTATGAATACTTGGGTGAGGTCTAACAAAGAAGCAGCAAAAATTTTAGATATCCAAACCGGTGATGACTTGCTTAATGCTTTGAGAACCAGTAATGGAATACAAGAAGTTAAAGAAGCAACCCTTATCCCAACGATGAGAACTTACCTCGCAAACAAAGTGCCTAACGACTGGTTGTTTATCACACCTACTATGATCGGTAAGGCAGACAAGTGGAAAGAAATTGCTGGTGAGGTAAATGAGAAGATGGCTTTTTGGAGCAAGAGTTTCATAGAAGAATTGCCCGGCGGTAAGTTCCGCTACTTGGAAGAACCGTTTGATAGTAAAGTAAATTCAGTCTTGGGCTTTGATCCAACTGAACCTATGACCCCTATTCAGTACAGTAAGTTTCACGATGCTGTGAAGGAAGGTTTCGTAGCAGAGACATTAGGGACAAAGGGCAGCGACTTTGGATCTATTGGTTATGTAGGTGATAAGGCTTATGAGACTATGAAGATCCCACTATCAAGACGAACCCGTGGGTCTATTAGTCTATCTCCGTCAGTCAAGACTGGTGCTTTGCTTACTCCTATTTTCGGTCCTGTTGTTGGTGGAGCAGTAGCCATCGGTGGTCTAACGGCAGAAGGGATCCTAAATGTTTTCGGTAAGACCAAAGGTCTTGCTCCCAAACTCGGTCAGGCTTTATCAAAACCATTACAATTTGGCGGAGACTTATTGGCTACAAGGCTTTTAAAAGCAAAGCCTACACCTACACAGCCCTTACTTATCAAACAAACTTTTGAGGCCGCAAAGTCGCAAATTAGAAACCTACCAAGAGAGTTTGCTTTGGAGGTCCAGAAAAGAATTGTTGACGGTGAAGATCCTGTTGCTGTGTTTAATGATGTGTTCTCTCAAAGTGTTAGAGGCTCTGGTAAGTACCAAGTAAATGGAGCCTTTGATCCTATCCAAGGAGCAGAACAATTCTTTGTGGATTATGTAAAAGGTTTCTTCGGTCAAGACATAAAGTTCCTAAAACCACAAGAGATCCTTGACACAGTTGGGCCACAATATCTTGACGATCTTGTAGCTGACATTACAAGAGGACAAGACACCGCAGCCAAACTAATAGAAGGCATAGAGAAACTACGAGGTAGGTACCAGATGCTACAAGACAAAGGCTTTGGTGGTAAGTTGAGTGGAGATCAATTCACTACCTACAACACAACCTACATTATTAGACAACGAGCACGAGCAATAGCAGAGCAAGTGATAGAAGAAAAAATTATCAACTCACCAGAGGGACAACGATATCTTATGTCCTCCTATGACTTTGCAGACATAGCAAGACGAGCGGAAGACATAGTTAGAGAAGGAGACTTGGGAGCCACAGGACAGGCAGAACTTCGTAGATCCTTGCGAGGTTTTGGTGCTGACGAAGGACTGGAACCCTTCCGTGCCCCTCAACAGATCAAGTCGTATACTTTGGAAAAGATCACAGAATTACAGCAGCAATTAGATGAGTTGGCCCCACTACTGGAAGAGGGAGTACAACTATCAGCAGAACAAACAAAGACACTACGACAACTAAAAGGTTTGAGGTTAGGTTTAGATAATTACTTTGCACAAGTAGGTAGAGCCCTACGAGAAAATGCTGATGTGTTATTGTCTGGCTACACCACAGATAAAGTTGCTTCGTTGAGAAACCAAATTGTTTATGATCTTATTGAGGTCGCAACAGAAGGACAACCTGCTGGTAGATCTTTCATAGAAGCAGCCAAGTTAAAGATAGGTGAGACGGTTGTAAGCAATTCTGTAAGTAGAGACTTTAAGAATTTTGCGAGAAGACTTGGCATAGAAACAGACGAAAGACAAGCAGCCTTGTGGGATCTAACACAGAGACTAAACGGTGAGTTTGTCCCAGCACGAGTAAACACACAGTCCTACACAGAGTTCTTCCGTGAGGCTTTGTTCCAACGAGCAGTAGAAAACATTATGCCCGAAGCAAAGATCATACAATTACGAGATGGGTTGGAGACTATGGGTGTTGTGTTTAGAAAAGAAGGTGCTGCTAAATTAGACTACAAACAAATGGAGCCAGCCCTACTACAATTAGACGAAGGAACATTTATGTTTGGTAATGTGGAGACCAGAAGAATTTATGACGAACTTGTAAATTCATTTAACTCTGGTTTCTTTAAGGCTGGACTTGACAACATAAACACCAGATCACTTACACTTGGAGACTATGTCCTCAACAGAGCAACAGCCTTTATTGACGGGACATCACGATCTATGAGAAATGGTTTGCTCGCAGGTAAGTACATTTTTAATGGTCGCTACTTGGGTCTCAACAACATTAGTCAGCCGTTTATCCAAGCAACAACAACCCCCGGTTATTTAGCCAAGTCTGTGCTACGATCTATGATCGGTCTTGCTACATTAGGGATTGACCCCTCTGGTTTTGCGAGAGCATTACAGCGAGCAGGAACGGCTCTGCCGGCAGGTGGAGGAGCAGTAGGGGGAACCATAGGGATGGTTGCTGCGGGACCAGTAGGAGCCGGTGTAGGGCTTGCTACGGGCTACATAGGAACTGCTCTGGCGAGAAACCAAATTGCTAAACTTGGTTTTGGATTAGAAGAGTTTTTGATAAAGGTTGCAGAAGGAGCAGACAGACTACCGAAAGCAAACTTGGGAACCTTCTATGGTGTGAGAAAGATAGACGATGTTTATTTCACAGCAGTAGACGGAAAGAGATGGACAGGTAGGATGATAGACGATGCGATCAAGAGAAATGATATCTATGCTACACAGGTTTCATTTGAGTTTGGTGAGGATGCGATAGAGGATATGGTAAAGGCTACACAACTTACAGGTAAAGGTAAAGAAACAGCCTTCTATGGTAGAGAGGCAGCACAATTTCTTTTACCTCACAAGAAGTCTTTGGCAAACATTATCGCAGAAGAAACTGACTTGGCTTTCCGTCAGCAGGTTTTTGTTTCTGCTTTGGCTGGTGGTCTTACAGAAGAACAGGCTGCGATCCTTGCGAGAAACACACTACTGGATTATGGAGGCATTACAAATAAAGCAGAGCGAGCAGTTGCCCGTCGTTTGTTTTTGTTCTATGCTTTCGCAAGACAGTCAAGTGCGGAAACTATGAGAGCATTTCTGTTTGATCCAGCAAGAGCAAGTGTAATTGGAAAGCAAGCGAGGTTTGCACAGAACCAGAAGAAGACAGCGGAGTTAGATATCCTGCTCCAAACAAGCCCCTTCCCAAGCCTCCGTAGAAAGAACCTTACCTCTGCCTATGCTCGTGTCACAGAAGCCTACGAACAGCACCTCACGGTCCTCTATGGACCTTCTTTTCCTATGGTGGAAAGTGCTGCTATGTTATGGGATGTAGGCAACCACCTTGGTCCGCTTTATCTAAATGCTTTGACTGGTGATCCAATTCCGGCTATGGCGGAGACAACAAAGTTATTATCTAAACAAGCAGTCTCACGAAACCCTTTGATACAACAAGCATCAAGAGTTTATGTTGATGAATTTACAAACAGAAGTTCTACTACTGCTACTGGCTACTTGCCGGACAGCGACTTTATTTATCTTACACAGTCAGGACTGATAGACGATCTTGGGCTTATGACCTTCTTTGATCTCCAACCTGCTGAACCTGTAAGAGGTAAAGCAAGAGTAGCAGCAGACCCCTCTATGGATCCACAGTTTAGAGAGAGAGGTTATGCTTACAAGTTTGGCTCACAGAAAGGTGAAGATAATTACCGAGTGTTTAAGGCTTTCTCTGCCTTGCTCGCTATTGATAGGTCGTTGAGCGACTGGACGAGAAGCGAAATAAAAGAGGGACTAATCCTCAACAACTATGAGGAAGGTAAGTTTGACTACCGTAAAGGTAAAGCCGGAACTTACGAATTGTTTATCTCTGGATTGGAAACACCAATAGTAGTTCCAACCTACTTACAGATGGAGGTAGACCTCTACAAACAATTACAGAAAGACTTGGAAGGTGCGAACCGATCCAAGCGAGCACCACGGAAATAAAGGAGAACATTATGCCGTACAAAAAGTATAGTGCTAAACAGAAAAAACTTGCTGCGGTTGCAAACCCTCGTAAGAAAATTACAGCAGCAGATCTCAAAGCACTCAAAAAGAAAAAAAAGAAAACAACTAAAAGGAAGAAAAAATGAAATACAGTAAAGCACCAAAGTCCCTGAAACCAAAGAAGGGCAAGAAGAAGCCAGCACCAAAACGGAAGCCGGCAAAGAAGGGACCAGCCAAGAAGAAGTCTCGGCGGGTAAAGAACAATATGGGAAGCAAATGACCCATAAGGAGACCATAGGTTATGGCAAGTAAGAACGAACCCACCAACAAAAAGTTGTATAACAAAGTCAAGCAGGAAGCCAAACGAAAGTTTAAAGTGTACCCTTCTGCTTATGCTAATGCTTGGCTTGTAAGAACTTACAAGAAACGAGGTGGTGGATACACAACGAGGAAGTCAAATGGCAAAAAGAAAAAGTAAACCTCGTGGCGGATTGGGTCGCTGGTTCGCAGAGAAATGGGTTGATGTAAAGACAGGTAAGGAGTGCGGTAGATCTGGTAAAGATAAACAAGGCAGACCTTATCCTGCTTGTCGTCCATCCAAACGGGTTTCTTCCAAGACACCAAAGACCACAAAGGAAATGTCGTCAGCAGAAAAAAAGAAATTTAAGTCTGCGAAGACAGGACCCAAGAGGATCCCCTATCAACACAGGAGAAAGAAGAAATGAGTATTGTAAGAAACAGACTTTATGCGAAAGAGAAGTTAGGTTTGTCCCAAGCCTTTACCACAACTTACAGCACAGATAGGAAAGTAGAATTTAATTTATTACCAACCTATCACCAAGGTGAAGAGTTCTACGGCAACCTACAATTGATCCGCATTACAGGCACACTATCAGGTGGAGCAAGCGACAACATAACTCTGTGTGCTTACAAGAACAGCGACGGCACACGGATGGTAATTGAGCCTACCGAAGCCACACTTATCCCAGACATTTC